GTAAAATCGCCTGTGGTTGCGGTCTTGTCTTCGCCAAAATCCAACACAATGACAGCCTTGTCTGACTCGTCATCGTTGTAAATCAATGCACCACGCGCTGTTAGGCTGACGTTTGAGAACACCTCGTCATCAAAGTCCACAAAGGCTGTGGTACCGGATGATGTTGGCGTCACGTTTGTCAGCGCTTGTCCGCCTGTTGTGTAGTTTGTTCCAGTGGACGAAACTTCGTTTGTGCTGGTTGGGTCGGCCGTCCCGTCCGCTGGTGCTGTATAAACAGTTGTGGCCGCGCCAAGTGTGGCACTGGATGTGAACAGTGCAATCTTGAACGAGTCGCCAGTGGACGCTGTGAAGTCATGCGTTGCCGTCATGAGCTCCACCTTGAATGATGTGCAGATGGCTTGGGAGATGGCCATGTTTATAACCTCTTAATGATTTCGGCCATGTCATCGTGGCCTTGGTTCTTAACTAAATTATACAGGGTTGTGCGCTCCGATTTCATAGCTCGGGCGAATGCGTTAATGAGAACTTGACGGATATTGTCTTTGTACTCTAACGCCTGCTCTCTGATTAATGGATGAGAGCTTTCGCCCACATGTATGATTCGGGCGAGAGCCAGCTCGGCAAGTTCTTCTGGTGTGTGACCACGTCCCTCTGTTGAAACAATGTTCACAAAGGATGTGCTTATCCCTGCTTGTTCTGACATCATGTAACTCTGGCCCTCGGTTCACCGTCACGATAGCTATCCATCCTGTTACGACCTTCACCAAGATTAAACAGTTGGGCAATTGCTTCATTGTATCGGGCAGTGTACAAATTGATCAGATCACCCTCACCCTTCATGAAGGTGTATGCCTCGATCAATGATCCGTACAGCAAGGCTGTCTCGGCGTTATCACCTAACCAGCTTGTTCCTGCATCGACAATGGACGGTGGGTCGTAATAGTAATGCAACTGCACTGTATAACTGTCATCGGGAGTTGGGGCGAGGATAAATGCCTCGTCATCAAAGATCCCGTAATACTGTGGCTTCCCTGTTGTCGAGACTGACGGGTATGCTTCTCTGATAAAGTTCACATCCTTCGGTAGAAGAAACTCATAATCGCCACTGCCGTCAATGACTGCCAAAGAAAATACAGACAAGAAATCTGATGGCTGTGCTAGGAACCGATTTGATGCGGTCAGATTTCCTGTTTGATTCCGGCGAAGGTCAGGGATTTGAACGGCTCGATTAATTCGTTCTTCTGCCTGCTTGACGAACGTAGGAATCTGCGAGACAAAGGTTGTCTCGTTATTCTCCGTGTAGTCCTGTATCGCCTGATTCAGTTCTGAGTAATTCATTCGTTATCCATGTACAGATTATCGAAAGTTATTTCGGGGTCGAGATAGCTAGGATGACCCTCTGCAGAATGCGTGTACTGACTTGGTGTAAAGTCAGGTGCGCCTTCCCCTGTTCTCCACAGTGCTGGGCTGGTTGCTCTTACCCTGTTGTTGGGTAATGCGACGATGTTCCCTTCCCATGGTCCCTCAGTGAGGTACATGACATGAGACTGTTTGTGCTGATCCGGTGAATCGGCTATCTCATGGTCTGTGTAGTCCACTGTAAACATGTATCGGGCTCCGTAAAACTCATGGTTCACCTTGGCCAGCCAAGGGCTTGAGCTCACCCGATTGAACACCACTGTCTCGTGATGTCTGGACATACAATCCCAAGGCTGGGCAATGTGATCTTCCATTCGGTCAGGCCACTCGTCTAGCGGGATATCTGCGACCAATGCTTGGATGGGCATCCTTGCCCACATTGCGCCGCCATGCACATTCTCTGCAATTGCAGAATCTTCGTCATCGATCTCACAGCCTGTGAAGACAACTTGAAAGCTCAGTGATCGATCTGGAATGGTGTTAACCGCAAACGCTATCGCGTGGATAAACTCCCCTTGATAGCGCATGTGGTTGCAAGTGAACTCCTTGCGTACCCAGCATTTGAAGCTGGGACAATTGGATACTAGATATGGCATTAGCCACCTCGCGTGAAACGTCCTCCTTTAGTCGCCGCGCCCATTGCCGCGAGCAACTCCTCCACGCGAGTTATCCTTTAGTTTTCTTCATGGCGCCACCCTTGGCGTAGCCCTTAGTCTTCTTAGCCATGCCGCCGCCCATCATCTTGCCTTTGCCATCTGCCGCAAATGCTGGGACCTTCTTGCCATTCTTTGTAACCATTGGCATCTTGCCGCCAGCGGCATAGCCTTTGGTCTTCTTCATGGCGCCGCCTTTGGCGTAGCCCTTGGTCTTCTTCATGGCTCCGCCAGCCTTAGCCGCTACTGGTATTTCTTCCCGTGCTTTCTTGCGTGACTCTGCCTTACCGGGCATAAAACGATCAAGCAATCTGCCCTTTGGTTTTGCACTAGACGCGCCGCCAGACTTAGCGCCTGACTTAGCCGCCGAAGTCTTGGAACCCGACTTCCGCATTGTACCACTGGTGATCTCTTTCGAGCTCATCCCCCGATAAGGACTGCTCTTTGAGCCCGTCATCTTGGATACTTCGGTCTTGGGTGGAAGCTTGATGCTTGCTCCCGCCCGAATTTTGGTTTGCATTCTTGATGGATGGATTCATCTCCATCAACTTTTTCACGGTCGTCCCGCGTGACTTTGCGATCTGAGATAACGTATCTCCTGACTTGATCTTGTAGCTTCCAGACTTAGCCGCCTTGGCCGCCTGTGCTGACTTCCGGAACATTCCCGGTTTACTTTCTGCCATAGTAATCTCCTAGCTGATTACGATTGTTACGGTCCCTGCTGTTGCGATTAAGCGCTGGCGGAGGACCAAGGGGTTCAAGAGTTTCTTGATCTAATACGGGATACTTTACAGTAACACCTTCAATAAAACGATCTGGTCTTGGATTCAGCAAAGACTGTGGATCGAATATTTTGACACGGCCGAGAAAGTTCTGCGGTTGGTCTGGATCAACGACATCTTTGCCTACACGGAAGCCTGTCTTTGTTCCATCTTTGTATTCATACACTAGCTCGTGCAACGGGTATCTGAAGCCTGTCTTGTCACAGAATCCAAATGCCTTACTGCCTTTTGCGTAAAGTGGCATTAGACCCCCGAGGTATAGAAGGTACTAAACGGAATGAATCGTAATGAGGCGGACTCTTGGTCTTCGCCTGCCGCCAACTGAAACTGGAATTCATACTCCTGCTTCAGGGGTGCAACTCGATCAGACACTTCAGGTCTCTTCATTGCAATGTAGTACGCCATCCCTGCAACCAAGCATGGCACGAACCGTGGTGGAACGTCCGCTGTGCCGGTCACTCCGCTAGAGATACTCTCGATACCTCTGAGCCTGTAATACGCCAGTGTGTAGCTCTGTGTTGAGTCTGGGACGGGCCATAGCGTCACTGTTGTTTCGGTCGCGAGACGGCGAACAAACGCCTGCGTTGGGCGACCCTGTGTGTTCTTGTTTGTTTGCTGTGAATATGTCGAGACACTGATGCGCTCAACATTTGAGTCAACTTGATTTGTTCCAGATCCAGTACGCAGAGACATCTCGATCAAGTCAATGGTGTCTGATGGTAATGTGTACGTTGCTGTGCCTGAGGAGAGTGCGATTGTTCCGGGCTCGATCGTCCACAGGTTCAAGCCTCTGTTCTGCCACTCAAGCGTCAATAGGTTCAGTGAACGTCTGGCTGTCTTGAGGTCATAACCAGTACGCATTTGAAGACCAGCTCTTTCGTAAGCTTCTTCAAATATCTCTGGCAAATCTGGTGTGACAACGGCCATTACTTCTTCCTATGTGGTTTCACTTTCTTCGCAACCGTCTTAGGCTGTGATGAAAACTGTTTGCCCTTTTTCGTGTCGGCTCTCTTCTTGCGCGTAGTTGCGGCATATTCTTTGGACGAGAGCGCACGGATAGCCTTGGATGGCAGATAGCGCTCCCCAGTGGCCTTTGACCCTTGCGTCGAAGGCTTGCCTGATTTGGTGCGCCACTTCTGCTTGGTCCAAGACTTGAGTGACTTCTGTGGTTTTTTCAACGCCATCAGTCTTTGTATCCGCCGCCTGATTTCTTGTATCGTTGAGCGAGCATCTGTGCTTTTCTTGCACTCCACTGACCCGGCTTTCCACCTTTTCCGCCAGCTTTGATCTCGTTAAATAAGCGCTTTCGTAGTGAGGGCTTGGTATAATTACCGGCTTCATTGACACGACTCTTACCGCCTTCCTTCATTTTTGCGACGAAAGATCGATTAGGTGCCATTCGCGTTTGATAACTCCGGACCGCTTCAACGTCTCTTTCATCAGAGCCAGTTGAGGGGATGCCTCTTTTTTTTTGAGTGCCGCCTGTCAACTGCTTTCCCATCTGGGAACGACTAATCACCGCATTGCTCCTTTGGTCCGCCCCTTCTGGGCCAGTCCGTCTCGCTTGTCTTTCTTTCCCAGTCCACCTTCCTTCATGGACTTGGCCATCTTGGGCGGATTGAAGTAATCAAACTCAGGATCATACCCAGCGCGGTATCCCTTGGGTGGAGTTCTGACTGTTCTTTTGGCAGGCTTTTTGCCCTCTTTGCCGCCAAGAAGCCCTTGTTTTTCCAAAGCCCTCTTAATGAGCTTTGTCATGGTTTCATTTCGCAACACTACTTAGACCTCTTCGCCCGAGTCTTGCCCTTCATGGCACAGCCGTCAACACCCTTAGTGACCATTCCGCCTTTCTTCATGGCTCGGGCCGCAGGTGCCATTCCGCCTTGATTGATCGGCCTGCCGCTTTTATCAACACCAGCCTGACTCAGCATTTTTGACGCGGCTTCTTCGGAGATCCCATACCTATCTCTAAACTTCTGATTTCCTGATGCCGCCTTGCCAAGAGCTATCTTGCCGAGGTCTCGCCCCCTCAAACCTGTATCGGCCTCGAACTTTTTGATCGCTCCCCCGAGTTCCTTCTTCTCAACCTTGCCGCCCTTCTTCATTGCCCGTGGCGCTTTCACCATACCGCTTTCATCAACAGGAACATTGCGGGGGTTCTGTGTGACCTCTTCTTCTTTCTTCTTGCTTTTGCGATATGCTTTGCCCAGTTGCCCAGCCAAGCCCATCTGCCCGATTTCCCCGAACGCACCTTCGCCGGTGGCCGCCCCGTATAGTGGGCTCAATGTACCAGCGATGGCCTTGCCGCCCATTCTCATCTT